AAATGCTATGAAGTTTACGGATGTAATTAACGTAGAGGATAGGCCAAAGCAGAATTTAAAGAAGGGCATAGCTGAATACATCCCCTATATGCAATAATGAATTTATTGTGTTATACTAAAAAAAACAACTGGGAAAAGCGTAATGGCAAAACCACCTATAAGTCTAATTGAGAATGTAAACCCTCAAATAGATGAGCAAGAGATTGCAGCTGAAATTGAGGTTAATTTACCTGGATCTTTGGATATGTCTGGGCGAGGCGATGACATAGGTATAGAGTTTGAGGATGATGGTGGTGCAATAATTGATTTTGCAATGTCATCTAGGGTTGAGCAAGAAACAGGATTTTATGATAATCTTGCAGAGGTTCTTGATGATAGAGTCCTTGGTTCGATAGCCAGTGACCTTTTATCAGAGTTTGATTCTAATAAAGCAAGTAGACAGGATTGGGAGGATGCATACGCTAATGGTTTGGAATTACTTGGTTTCAACTATTCCGAGAGAACCGAACCCTTCAGGGGGGCTTCTGGGGTCACTCACCCGTTACTTGCTGAGGCTGCGGTGCAATTTCAGGCGCAAGCATTTAATGAATTGTTGCCTGCTAGTGGTCCCGTGCGAACCTCTATTGTCGGAAGCCAGACAAAGGAAAAAGAAGACCAATCTCAACGTGTAAAAGAGTTTATGAACTATTACATTACCAATGAGATGGAAGAGTATACGCCAGAAATGGATCAGATGCTTTTCTATTTACCGTTAGCTGGAAGCACTTTTAAAAAAATTTATTTTGATGATTCTATTGGTAGGGCAGTAAGTAAGTTTATTCCTGCTGAGAATTTGGTTGTTCCTTACGAGACAACTGATTTGGAGACTTGTCCTAACATTAGCCATGTTGTGCGTATAAATCTAAACGAGTTGCGTAAGAAGCAACTTTCTGGGTTTTATTTGGATATTCCTGTTTTGCCTCAACAGGGTGAGGATGATGATCTTACAAGTGAGCTTGATAAGATCAGGGGCATTGAGCCGTCCAACATTGATTATGATGCTACTTTAATAGAGTGTCATGTAGATTTAGATTTAGAAGGTTACGAAGACACGGGCGAAGACGGAGAAAATACGGGAATTAAGTTGCCGTATGTGGTTACGATTAGCCAAGATAACGGTCAAATACTAGCCATACGTAGAAATTATAAAGAAGATGACCCTGATAAAAGAAAGGTACAATACTTTGTGCATTATAAGTTTTTACCTGGGTTTGGCTTTTACGGATTAGGTTTAATCCACACAATAGGTGGCTTGTCTCGTTCAGCCACCGCGGCACTGAGGCAGTTGATTGACGCAGGTACGTTGTCCAACCTCCCAGCGGGCTTTAAAGCTCGTGGACTTCGTATTAGAGATGATGACGATCCTCTTCAGCCAGGTGAATTCAGAGATGTAGACGCACCTGGTGGGGCTATTAGAGATAGCCTTATGCCTCTCCCATTCAAAGGACCTGACGGTACTTTATTTCAGTTACTTGGTTTTGTGGTCGATGCAGGGCGGAGGTTTGCCACAATCACAGATATGAAAGTTGGTGATGGAAATCAGCAAGCAGCTGTTGGTACAACTATAGCTCTTATGGAACAAGGCTCACGAGTAATGAGTGCGGTACATAAGAGACTGCACTATGCAATGCGGATAGAGTTTAAAATCTTGGCTCGTGTAATGGGGGAGAGCTTACCACCTATTTATCCATATGAGTTAGAGGGAGTTGATGCTGCAGTAAAAGCACAGGACTTTGATGGTAGGGTGGATATTGTACCTGTTTCTAATCCTAATGTATTTAGTCAGGCTCAACGTATTGCTCTGGCTCAAACTCAATTACAATTAGCAGCGCAAGCTCCACAGATGCACAATATGTATGAAGTTTATAGAGATATGTATGAAGCATTAGGTGTAAAAAATGTGGATAAATATTTGAAAGCACCGCCTCAAGAACAACCAACCCCAAAGGACCCTGCACAAGAGAATATCGATGTATTGGATCAGAAAAACCTTTTTGCCTTCCCTGGACAAAACCATCAAGCACATATACTTTCGCATCTTGTATTTGGTGGAAACCCTCTTGTTGGAGCTTCGCCAGTTTTGGCAGTGGCTTTACAGAAACACGTCATGCAACACGTTCAGCTTGAAGCAAGGGAAAAAGCTGTACAGGAGTTGGGAATTCAAACGCAAGATGTATCGCAACAACAACAAGTACAACTGGATGCTGTTTCGGCACAATTTATGGCAGAAGGTATGCAAGCTGTTCAAGCCCTTTCAAGGCAATTAAGTGGTCAGGGCGAAAAAGATCCTGTCGTTGATTTGAAACAGCAAGAGTTACAGCTTGAAGCCTTAAAGGAACAGAACGATGTTGAGGCTGAACAGGCTGAACTATCTTTGAAACAGGCTCAACAGATGGATAAATCAAGACAGTTTGATGAAAGGCTTGCTAGTCAAGAACAAATAGCCAGAGAAAAAATGGAAGCAGCTAGACAACGAGCCATAATGCAAAGGAGAAATTAGAATGTCTATGGTAAAAATAGTTACAAATTCACCTAAAAAAGCCCCAAAACCTGAACAGTCAAAGGGTATACAGAATGTAAAGGTTCCTGTCGGTGATTTAAAAGTAATGACCGCCAGAGGTATGGGCGCAGCTAAAAAGGGTGGTAAATTCTTAGGAGTTTAATCCACTAATCTGGGGAAAGGTTTATGGTAGACCCGGTATCTGCAATGGCTCTGGCAGGCTCCGCCTTTAACGCACTAAAAAAAGGCGTTTCAATCGGCCGCGAGCTGGAGTCGATGGGAAACAGTCTTTCGCAGTGGATGTCAGCGGTATCCGATATTGATCGTGCTCATCATGAGGCTAAAAATCCTCCAATTTTTAAAAAAATCTTTAATGCAAAATCTGTTGAACAAGAAGCAATGGAGTTGTTTACTCAGAAAAAACAGCTTGAGAACCAGCGCGATGAACTTCGTAAGTTAATTGGCTCCATGCTTGGGCCACAGGCCTGGCAGGAGCTTATTAAAATGGAACGAGATATACGCAAACAACGCCAAGAAACGCTTTATGCTCAAAGAGAAGCTCGTAAACATTTCATAGAAATAGTAGCAATTATATTATTCACTACGGTGGGAGCTTTATTTCTAATTGGTATGGTTTGGTTAATTTCTAATAGGGGGTCATTTTGATACAGAAGAAATTAGAAAAAGGGTCTGAGTATAACAAGTATGATTTAGATGGTGACGGAATTGTAGACGATGATGAGTTACTAGCGGCAGAAAAGTTACATGAAATAGAGGCAGCGGAGAAGCAAGAAGCAGCGGAGCTTCGCAAAATGTCTGCACAAAGGCGTATGGCTACGGCTGTTTTGTGCTTTATGGCACTATATACGCTGCTTATGTTCATGCCGTTTGTATCAGACGAAAGGGTTAAGCTCCTTACAGACCTCTCAAATTTGTTATACTTGACGGGTGGGGGCATTGTGGGAGCTTATATGGCTGTATCCGTATGGCCGAAAAAGCAGTAAGAAGATACGGTGAAAGAAAGTTTAAAAGGCATGATATTCGCTGGGCAAAGGAACACAAGATATATCAGTCTACAGAATGCAAGTCTTGTGGTGCTAAAACATCAGGCTTTTCTAAAGATGATGGGGAGACTTGGTATTGTTCAAGTTGCATAACAAATGTTTGAACATTTGTTTTTATTGTTTGTATTTACGGGTTTAGAGCCTAATAAGAAGTTAGAGAGTCAAGATATGTATTTTAGGAATTTGCATGAATGCACATATTTTGCTAAAGAATTGCATAAACAGGGCGAGACAATTACAGCATATTGCTTGCCAAAATATGTAAACATTGAAGCTGTAAAGGTATACTGATATGTTACAAGCATTGATAGGCCCAGTATCAGGGCTTTTAGATAAATTTATTGAAGATAAAGATCAGAAGAATGCCCTCGCCCACGAAATCGCCACGCTCGCAGAAAAACAAGCGCACGAAGCAGCCCTCGCACAAGTCGAGGTCAACAAAGCAGAAGCGCAACACCGTTCCATCTTTGTATCTGGATGGCGTCCCTTCATCGGCTGGACCTGTGGCACAGCGCTGGCATACCACTTTGTCCTTGCTCCGATTATTTTGTTCGCAACAGCGTATGCTGGTGTTGAAGTTCCTGAACTACCTAGTTTTGACATGGAGACGTTGACCACGATTTTACTTGGAATGCTGGGATTGGGTGGCTTACGCAGTTTTGAAAAGTTAAAAGGTTTAACAAAATAAGGATTGCATATAAAAAGGTGTTACAATATATTCTAATATATGGATGGCATTTTAATTACCAATCATATCTTAAAACTCATCAATGATAAGAGAAATCAGATATCTGAATTACTTATCTCAAACGGAGTTAAAGATATGCTACATTATAGGCATTTGATGGGTAACATTGAAGGTCTAGAATTTTTAGAACAGGAACTCAAGAGCCTGCTAGATAAACAGGAGTTACAAGATGAATAAAACAGCCACGGCAGAAAAGACGGAGGCTCTGTCTACGCCTTGGGTTAATCCCAAGGAGAGGGTATTAGACCCAACACTCATAGATAAATCTTTAAAAGAAAGAATTCCTTCACCAACAGGTTGGAGAATTGTTGTTTTGCCCTACAAAGGCAAGTCAAAAACTTCTGGAGGAGTTTATATTCCAGATCAAGTTATTGAAACAAACGAAATTTCAACAACAGTTGGGTATGTTTTAAAATTAGGACCTTTAGCTTATCAAGATATGCAAAAGTTTCCCACAGGCTCTTGGTGCAAAGAGGGTGATTGGATTATGTTTGCAAGATATGCAGGGTCAAGATTTAAAATTGAAGGTGGAGAAGTAAGGATACTCAACGATGATGAGATTCTTGCTACTATTTTAGACCCAGAAGATGTTATCAGTATATGAGGATTCAATGAATAATTTACAAAAAGAAGAAGAAACACAAGAGGTTGAAGTAGAGGTTCAACAAGAAGATTTATTCAAAGAAGAGCCTCGTGTGGAATCTACGGAAGTTTCGGTTGAAAGTCCACAAACAGAGCAACGTCAACACGTAAGTGATTCAAAACAGAGAATTGATAGACTTACTAAAAAAATGCGAGAAGCAGAGCGTAGAGAGCAAGATGCAATCGCTTTTGCTCAAGCAAAAATGGCAGAAAATGACGATCTTAAAGTTAAATTAACTGGTTTAGACAAAGATTATGTCTCTGAATATGGTCAACGTGTTGATAGTGATATTGCCTCTGTGAAAGAATCTTTAAGAAAAGCAATGTCCATTGGCGATACTGATGCAGTTGTTGATGCTCAAGAAAAAATAGCTAGTTTGATGGTTGCAAAGGAAAGAGCAACACAGGCTAAAGTAAAAATTGATAGAGAAGAAAACTCTCAACCTCAAGAAACTGATCCACA